ATGTGGAACACCTTTGGCACAGAAGAGGCAAAGCAACGTCCTGATCGGCGCCTAATTAGAATGAGAACGGCAGACAATCCACACCTGCCCCAAGACTTCATCGAGCGGCTGCAAGCCAACTACGATCCAAGCCTGTTGCAGGCTTATCTAGAAGGCCAGTTCTGCAATCTCACGACCGGTCAGGTTTATGACCGTTTCGACCGAGCAAAGCACGTAATCACAGATATTCCCAACGTTGAAGATGAGCCACTTCGCGTAGGCGTTGACTTCAATATTGGAAACATGTCAGCCGTCATTGCTGTTCGTCTTGGCAAACAACTATTGCTGATCGATGAGGTCAGCGGTGCCCATGACACCGACGCACTCGCTCAAGAAATACGACGACGTTTTCCCGACCGTCGCATCTATGCCTACCCTGACGCATCAGGCGGTAACCGCAGCACGAACGCCAGCCAAACCGATATTCAAATCTTGGAGTCCTATGGCTTCACCAATCAATCGCCAAGATCAAACCCTCCCGTTCGTGATCGGGTGGCTGCTGTTCAAGCTTTGTTGGAGAACGGCAAGGGAGAAGTAAGGCTTCAAGTTGCGGCTAACTGCAAGCGCACAATTGAATGTTTAGAGCTTCAGTCCTACACAGAGAAGGGCGATCCAGATAAAGACGCTGGATATGACCACATGAATGATGGCCTTGGTTATTTAGTGTGGCGCGAATTTAATCCTCTTTATGCGCGTGCTGGTCGAGGCACTGGCATTAGGCTCTACTAAACTGAGGATTAGGCGGGGTTTTAACGTGTATTCAGGTTTTTCGGGTGGTAGGCAGCGGGTTGGAAGCGTTACTCGCGTCAACGACCCGAACACAGCTTGGGTGAACATGGAGCCTCACTGGGAGCTGATTGAAGCTCTTTTACAAGGCACCTACGGCATCAGAAAGAAGCATCGAAAATACTTGCCGCAAGAACCAAGAGAGCTTGACGAGTCATACGACAACAGGCTGATGCGTTCAACATTGGCCCCGTATTACGTCAGGCTTGAGCGGATGCTGGCGGGCATGTTGACCCGTAAGCCCGTCAGGTTGACAGACGTGAGCGACCTGATCACAGAGCAGCTTTTTGACGTTGATCTTGAAGGCAACGATTTAAACGTCTGGACCTATGACACAGCCAGGAAGTGCATCAGATATGGACATGTTGGCGTTCTTGTTGATGCTCCTCAAGCAGGGGCAAACGGTCGGCCTTATTGGGTGACGTACACGCCTAAAGACATTCTGGGATGGCGTACAGAATTAAGCGATGGGCAGCAGAAGTTGACTCAGCTTCGCCTAATGGAAAGGACCGTTATCCCTGATGGAAGCTATGGCGAAAAAGAAGTTGAGCAAGTTCGCGTCTTAACCCCAGGCGCATTTGAGATTCATCAGAAAGACAACAAAGGAGATTTTCGCGTCATTGATGAAGGCACAACCAGCCTTGATGAGATTCCGTTTGCTGTTGCTTATTCCAACCGCGTCAACCTAATGGAGTCGCGGCCACCAATGGCCGACATTGCAGAGCTAAATCTGAAGGCTTATCAGGTCCAATCTGATCTTGACAATCAATTGCACCTGAGTGCTGTTCCTTTGCTGGCCTTTTATGGATTCCCGCAATCCTCGGAAGAGGTGAGCGCCGGACCTGGGGAAGCGATTGCATTCCCAGCTGAAGGCCGTGCTGAATACATCGAGCCAAGCGGCAGAAGCTACGAGGCGCAGTTCCAACGGCTTGAGCAGATTGCAATGCAGATCAACGAGCTAGGGCTTGCCGCTGTTCTAGGTCAAAAGCTCTCAGCCGAAACAGCTGAGGCCAAGCGTATTGACCGCAGTCAAGGCGATTCCACAATGATGGTCATCGCCCAGCAAATGCAGGACATGATTGATAACTGCCTCCGGTTTCATGCGGCCTACCTTCAAGAGCCTCAAGCTGGCAGCAGTTTTGTCAACCGTGATTTCCTTGCTACTCGCCTTGACCCTCAAGAAATCCAATCACTGTTGCAGCTCTACACGGCAGGAACCATTACGCAAAATACGCTGTTAAATCAGTTAGAAGCTGGCGAGGTTCTTGGTGATGAATTTGACGTTGAGGAAGAGCTAGAGGCCACACAAGTCGGCGGCTTGATCGAGATGGATCAACCAACGCCTCCAGCTGACCCTGTGATGCCTGAAGAATCAGCCGAGCCTCAAGATCAACCTGAAATCCCTAGCTGATGTTTTGGAACAAGCCCGCACAAAAGCAGCCAGAGCCTGAGCCTGAATCAAGGCAACAGATCCTCTACTACGCGCAGACACCGTTAAAGGGTGATTTGTTTGCTGTCATCCGCGTGACTTGGCATGAGAAGGGAATGCCTATCGGGGTTGTTGAATCGCAGCTAAGAGAAGACGATGAAGACGCTATCCCTGAGTTTGGTCAGCTTGTAGGGGAAGCCTTGAGAGGCGGCGCAGATGTCTCAATCATTTGCGGCGAACCTCCTGAAGCTGTAGGAATTGAAGAGCCATGACAACACCAGCGGAGCTGTATCGGAATGCAATCGATCTCAACCGCTTTAGCAACAGCGTGGCAAAAAGAATTGCCCGCACATATAACGATCTTATTTTGGATGCTGTTGATCAGCTCCGTGGGATTGATGAGCTTGCAGCGCCTGTCAAAGCTGCACGGCTTCGGGCGATCCTTGCGCAACTGAAAGGGTCACTTGATAACTGGGCAGAGGCCAGCACGTTGCTTGCGGTTGAAGAGCTGCAAGGGCTAGCGGTATTGCAAAGCGAGTTTGTGACCAGTGAGTTGGCTAAGGCATTGCCAGCTGAACTGGCGGATCAGATTAGGAGCGTGCAGATTAGCCCGCAGTTTGCGCAAGCGGTGGCCACTGTTGACCCAACGGCTTTGAATGTTGTTACGTTAAGTGACGATCTTCAAGCTGCGGTTACGGGGGCTCCGCAAGCGTTTCGTTTGACGGCAGCGCAGGGCTCAGTTATTACGTTGCCCAACGGCAAGGTGCTTGAAAAGTCATTTCGAGGCTTGGCTGAATCTCAAGCTGACCTGTTCAGCATGACTGTTCGGAATGGATTGTTGACGGGCGAATCAACGGACAAGCTGGCGCGTCGTTTAAAGGGTCGCTTACGGTTTGGCCAGCCTGCGATGAGTTTGCGTCAGATGGCTCAAGCCGGTGGCGAAGTCACAGCCGTGGCAAACCATCAGGTCATGGCTTTGATGCGCACAAGCATCAATCAGGTTGCTAACGCTTCAAGCCAGCAGGTTTATGAAGCAAACCAAGATGTGACCAAAAAATACCGATATGTGGCCACGTTGGACAGCAGAACGTCACCCATCTGTAGATCACTGGACGGCAAAGAATTTGTGTATGGCAAAGGGCCAGTCCCGCCGCAGCATTTCAATTGCAGATCGACAACGGTGCCGATTATTGATTACAAGGGTTTGGGTTTTGATCCGCCACCACCAAGCAAACGCAGCAGCCGCAATGGATTAGTGCCATCAGATCAAACCTATGGCCAATGGCTTGAGAATCAATCCAATGCCGTAAAGGATGACGTGCTGGGTGCATCAAAGGTTCCTTATTTTGAAAGCCTTGTCAAAAAGGTTGGCCCAACTAAGGCGATTCGGAAGTTCGTCTCTCAAGACGGTTCAGAGCTAACCTTGGCTCAGTTACGCCGTCGCTATCCCGATGTCAGAGCTGCACAGTAAGTTCAAACTCACGGTTCAAGGGGAAGAGGCAGCACCAGCGTCTTGCCCTCCGAAGAAGCCTGCCAAGGCTAAAGTTGCCAAGAAAGCAGCAGCAAAGGAGCAAAACTAATGCCTAGATACAGCGGCCCCAAAAAGCCTCAAATGGCTGCACCTAAGAAGAAAAAGAAAGGCGGAAAGAAAAAGTAATGGCACGCAAGCAGCGGCGAGTGCCAAAAGACAAGGCCACTGGTCTTCCTAAGAAATATCTTTCTGGCGCGAAAAATCGCTCAGGCAAAGCCCGAGAGATCAAACGCACCGCTGCTGCTTACAAGGCAGGCGAATTTATCGACATTAAAGCTGTCTCTGCATCGAGGACTAAACAAGGTGGCACCAAAAGCAAAACCACTAAACGCCGCAACAAAAAAAACGCTAAAAGATAAGGCTGAAAAGTCCAAGTTCTTTTATGGGGAGCTTGCGGCGGTCTATCGAAAAGGACAAGGCGCATATTTGTCGAGCGGATCCCGCAACGTTCCGATGGCTGCATGGGCCATGGGTCGAGTGAACAGCTATATGCGAGGCGACAAGGCACGAACAGCAGACGCTGCCATCTACTCCCGCTACAACAAAAAGCGATGACAATTCAACGCGGTGGGCATACTTTTCAGGGCTATGACAAGCCGATCAGGACGCCGAATCATTCGAGCGGCAAATCGCACGCCGTTGTTATTAATTCTGCTGGCAGTCCAAGGCTCATACGTTTTGGGGCGCAAGGTGCTAGCACTAAACGCCCTCGCAAGGGAGAGTCAGAAGCAGACAAAGCAAAACGAGCAGCGTTTAAGGCCCGTCACGCAAAGAACATCGCGAAGGGAAAAACATCTGCCGCATATTGGGCGAATAAAATCAAATGGAGCTGATAGCCTTTAGGAGCAATTTAGCCTGTGGCTAATTCATGTCCGAAGAACAAACTGCTCCTGTGGAGCAATCTGTTGACACCAGCAAACTAGAAGCAGAACTCGAAGCAATGAGGCGTAAAAACGCTGAATTGATTGATGAGTACAAAAAAGCAAAAGCTCAAGCCAAAGCCATCCCCGAGGGCGTTGATGTTCAAGAGCTACTGGACTTCAAGCAAAAGGCGGTTCAAGCAGATCTGGAACAACAAGGCAAATACGGAGAAGCTCGCCAAGCTTTGGAGCAGCAGTTCCGTGAGGCGTCGGCGGAAAAAGACAAGCGCATCTCAGAGCTAGAAGCTCGTGTGAGAGAGCTTGAATTGATTACGCCTGCCATTAGTGCCCTTGCTGACGTGGTTCATGATCCTGATTTGATCCTGAAAACTAAGCTCACTAGCGATCAGATTGAGCGTGATTCTGACGGCACGGTTGTTGTCGTTGACGGTTACCAGCGCACGCCTGTCAACGAATGGGCTAAGACTTTGCCTGCATGGATGCAAAAGCAGCCCAAGCCTCAAGGCAGTGGCGCTCCTGCTGGTCGCACTTCTGGAGAGTCAGTAGCTGGAATTAAAAACCCGTTTGTCGCTGAATCTTTCAACTTGACAGAGCAATCACGCTTATTCAAAACCGATCGTGATTTGTATGAAAGGTTGAAAACAGCGGCTAACCGTTAACATGTGAGCTAATGGCAAGGCTGTGCTGAGCCGTTGGGCTGTGCCCACACCGTAAACATTCTCTTTTTTGACAGATGGCAACTCTAAGGAGTGACATCATCATCCCTGAGGTATTTACGCCTTACGTCATTGAGCAAACAACTCAGCGTGATGCCTTCTTGGCTAGCGGTGTGGTGCAGCCAATGGCGGAGCTAAATGCAGCAGAAGGTGGTGGTGATTTTATCAACGTACCTTTTTACGCCGCAAATCTGAGCGGTGACTTTGAAGTTCTGTCTGACAGTTCTTCACTGACTCCAGGCAAGATCACAGCTGACAAGCAAGTTGGCGTGGTTCTGCATCGTGGTCGCGCTTTTGAGGCTCGTGACCTTGCGGCTCTTGCTGCTGGTTCTGACCCAATGGCCGCTATCGGCGCCAAAATTGCTGATTACATTGCTCACCAACGTCAGAAAGATCTTCTTTCCTGCTTGGCTGGTGTTTTCGGCACTGTTCACACAACCACCTCATCTGCTGCGTTCTTCGATCTCACCATTGATGGTGCATCAGGAGACACGCCTACAGCTTTGAGTCCTCGTCACGTTGCAGAAGCTAAGGCTCTGCTTGGTGATCAAGGCGAAAAGTTGACAGCGATTTGTATGCACAGCAAGGTTTATTACGACCTTGTTGAGCGTCGCGCTGTTGATTACGTCTTGGCGACTGACTCCAACGGCGGCAGTGCTACTGCTTCCGGCGGTTCGATTGCTCAAGCCTTTGGAAACACTCAAGTTCCGACCTTCATGGGTCTGCGTGTGATCGTCTCAGATGACGTGAACACCAACGGCAGTGGTTCTTCTACTGAATACGCCACCTACTTCTTCACTGAAGGGGCCATCGGTTCAGGCGAGCAGCTCGGTCTTCAGACTGAAACTGACCGTGACATATTAGCTAAAAGTGATGCGATGAGCATCGACCTTCACTATTGCTACCACCCAATTGGTTCAAAGTGGGCAGTGACCGACTCAAACCCAACACGGGCTGAGCTCCAAACTGTTGGCAATTGGTCGAAAGTTTACGAGACTAAAAACCTCGGAATCGTTCGGGCGACCAATATTTCTAATATGGATTGATCGAGGTAACTAACCATGGCATCCATTTTTGAGGCAACAGCGGGCAAACTTATTGGCCCAACAACTGGCGGCACTGTCACTCAGGCCACCAGCAAGGCAACAGGCGTAACTCTGAACGCTGCTTCAGGTCAAATCACTTTGGACGACGCTGCTTTGGCGGCGGCTGCTGAGGTGACCTTTGCTGTCACAAACAGCGAAATTGCAGCCACTGACGTTGTTGTGGTTAACCACAGCTCCGCCGGAACGGCTGGCGCTTATCTCGTTCAAGCCAACACGATTGCTGCTGGCTCGTTCGCGATCACGGTTGCAAACCTGTCCGCAGGTTCACTGGGAGAGGCGATTGTCGTCTCTTTCGTAGCTCTGAAGGGCGCAAGCTCCTGATGGGTTTGTTCGCTTTTAGGCGAGCAAAAGAACGTGAGGCTGCTGTTACGGCGGCGGCCTCCGCTTCTAAAAAGCCCGCAATTAAGAAATCAACCGTAAAGGCCGATGGCAGTAACGATCACAGCAACGGCAGGCAGCGCAAGCGCAAACAGTTATCTGACGCTGGCGGAAGCTGACGATTTAGTTGAAGGCATGGTCGAAAGTACCGACGTTGCTAAGTGGACAACGGGCACCGATGACACGCGCAACCGCGCTTTAGTTACAGCAGCGCAGCGACTTGATCGCGAAAGATTTTTAGGCGCACGGGCAACAGATACGCAGGCATTGCAGTGGCCGCGTACTGGAGTTCGCAAGCCTGACACCTACGTCAATACATATGCAACGGGCTTTCCGTTTCGCATTTCTGACGATTACTTCACTGACACAGAGATTCCTGATCAGATTCAGCGGGCTCAACTTGAGCTGGCGATTTATTTAAAGAACAACGTTGACGGCATTGGCCTGAGCGGTCTTGAGGATTACAAGAGCGTCAGCATCGGCAACTTGAGCGTCACGCCTGACAAATTTGGAGCAGTTGGCGCTGATCGTATCCCGCCAATGGTTGAGCGTTACTTGACAGGACTTAGAATTAGCGGACCAGGCAACATCGCTATCAAACGGAGCTAATCATGGGCATGAATTACGCACCAAGCAAGGCCAACATCATCACAGACACGGCTGCTCATACTGGACGCTTTGTCAAGATTCATGCCTTGGCAGATGCTGAGGTCACCTTGGTCTCTGAGTCGATTACAGAAAACGGATCAACGACCGTTGCTGGCATCACCATGAACGCATCGACAACTATTGAGGGGTTGATGATTACGAGTATCACCTTGGCTAGCGGTCAAGTCATTGCATACGAATCCTGATGGGTCTTGCTAGCTCGCTGCAAAAAGTTGCTGACAAGATCGTTGCCAAATTTGGCGGTGAAGTAACCGTTCGCTACGTTACGGCGGGCGCTTACAA